GTTGAAATGGCCGAAAATGGTACTGGCTGGGTAGCAATTGAGAATAGTCCTGCAAAACATAAACCCGAAGAGATTGAGGCCGCCCGTCATTTGGCGGATAAAGGCTATAAGGTTACTCTTGGAGATGAAACCGGCTCTGTAACCGTACCCGACGGTCGAATATTCTCAGCGACATTCGAGCAAAAGACCCCGGAGGCCAAAGGATTAAAGGGCGTGAACAAGGCACTTGAACACGCAAAGAAAAAGCGTGCGGATATTGCTGTCATATACGACAAACACAGACTATATGACCGCCAGACAGTCGAAGATGGAATCAAGCACTATGAGACCCACAACAGATTTAGATTTCAAAAAATAATCGTTGTGGGGTCGTCCGGGAATGTCCACGTACATACTCACAACGATTAAAAAGCCAACTGTGCCACGGGACCGGGATGGCATGTACTATCCGGCGTAGGCTGACACTACTCTCTACCCAGGGGTTGCCCGTGTCCCGCTGGGGCCTGTACCAATGCAAAATTACTCATTTTTAACGAACTAAACAAACCTATGAAAGTAATAATCACCGGCAGCGAGGGATTTATAAGCCGTGCGCTCAAAAATCGAGACTACAACAGCCGTCGGGAGGAGGCCAACAATGGCTAAGAATGCAGGCGGAGTGCGGAATATATCTGTTGGAAGTACAGCTTACAATAACCGATTGGCCGAAGTCGCGGAAATGAGGGCGAGCGGGAAATATTCCTCTGTTGAAATGGCCGAAAATGGTACTGGCTGGGTAGCAATTGAGAATAGTCCTGCAAAACATAAACCCGAAGAGATTGAAGCTGCACGCATATTGGCTAATCATGGGTATAAAGTAACTCTTGGTAATGAGGCTGGAAATGCCACAGTAAGCGAAGGAAAGCTATTCCTTTCATCTTACGAGCAGAAAACACCGGATGGTAAAAGTAATACCTCAAATAACATTAAAAACGCGCTCGGCCACGCCAGGGATAAACACGCAAAAATTGCAGTCATTTATCAGAAGAATGGCAAACATACACGGGAGCAGGTTGAACAAGGCATTAGAGATTTTGAAACATCCTCAAAATACAGATTCCAAAAAATAATCATTGTAACACGAGATGGTAGATTGCATCATCATCGTCACAATGATTAAAATCGGGGAATGGCGGGTAACGCCCGACAGCCTATCCGGCTAAATAGCCACAAGTGGGGGGTTGCCCGCCTCCCGGCCCACTACGGATAACCATTTGTTGCAAAATTACTCATTTTTAACGAACTAAACAAACCAATGAAAGCAATAATCACCGGCAGCGAGGGATTTATAGGCCGTGCGCTCTCGCTCGCCCTCCAAAAGCGCGGTATTGAAGTAATAGGCATAGACCGCAAGAACGGTCAGGAGGCCGCCGACATAGCCAAGTACATGCCCGCAGACCTCGACGCGGTGTTTCACCTCGCCGCTCAGACATCCGTATTCAACACGGATTTGATTCAGATCCGCAAAGATAATATCGACGCGTTCATGGCCGTGGTCGCAGCCTGCGCCAAGCACCCCAATAAGCCCAAGCTGGTGTATGCCTCATCTTCCACGGCAAACCCGCCGAACACAACATCGCTCTACGGCATCACAAAGCATTTCGCCGAGGTATATGCCCGAATCTATCTGCCCTCGGCCACCGGCGCCCGCCTGCACAACGTATATGGTCCCAATCCGCGTCAAGGTACTCTTCTTTGGTGTCTGTTGAATCAAGACATTGTGACCATATACAACGAGGGAAAGAACGTGCGACACTTCACCTACATTGACGATGTGGTTGAGGGCCTAATCTACGCCTACGGGTGCAACCTGCCGCTCATCAACATCGCCAATCCCGAGAAAACATCAGTCCGGGAGTATGCCAAGGCTCTGGGTGATGCTGTGATTGATGATTCCGATACATATTTTACCGAGCCTAAAATCTATACCGAGTGCCAATTTGTTCCCGATATCCGAGACAAAGATTGCTACGAGCAGGCCATTGACAACCGACTCCCAACCGTGCCGATGAACTACACCACAGTCCGTGACGGCCTCGCAAAAGTAGTTGCCGAGTACAATATTAGCCATCACGGAGAATGAAATGCGGCAAGATTATACGAATGGGCAAATGAAACAGATAAATGGCTACTGCAAACAATATTTTCAAACCAATCAGCCCCACATCGAGAGCGGGGAAAGGCCACAAACGCCTACTATGGCGCTGCTACGGCTATTTTGCGGCCATTCTCCAAAAATTATTCAAAAGCGGGAGAAAGCAAAAGAATGATAGGAATGTTCCACCCAACCCCAATCTCATTTCGATTATTGCACCTGCTCAAAATTTAGAGTTCATCAGCAATTTTACAGAAGAGTTGTCAAGACAAGCAATACTTCATCACGAACTCACTCGTATGTATGGCGCATCAAACATCAAATCCCCTTACAACTATGGCACGATCAACAAAGACAGCAGACGGACTCACTGAAAAGCAAGAACGATTCTGCATTGAATACGTAGACAACGGTGGCAACGCTTCCGAAGCCTACCGCGTTTGTTATGACACCTCCAAAATGAAACCTGAATCTGTATGGCAAAGCGCAAGCAGGCTATTGGCAAATGTCAAGGTACAGGCAAGGATAGAGGCTATCAAGCAATCACGCGCCGACCGCGCCCAGCGTGGCCGCGACATAATCAACAACGCACTCCTCGACATAGTGGAGACCACTACTGACGACCTCTACTACACCGACCCCAAGACCGGAAAGATGAAGACACGCTCTCCCCAGCAACTCTCCAAGCGTGCCCGCAACGCCGTGAAGCGCATGACCAACAACAATGGCCGCGTGTCCTACGAACTGCATGGCAAGGTCGAGGCCATCAAAGCCTACGCCGCCATCAACGGACTCAATGCGGCCCAGGAGGTTAATGTCAACAACCGAGGGAGTATGTCCGGCGAGATCCGCATTGGTTTTGATGATGAAGATTAGTAACGAGATGTAATCAAAACTGCCTCGAATCAAATCAACTTGTAAAAATTCGATGGTTATTAATTTCAAAAAGCTCAACCCACTTGGATTTCACCTGCTGAAGCTGTTCCAAGACCCGACAATCCGCCAGATAATACTTTTTGGCGGGTCCTCGTCTGGCAAGTCGTACAGCGTGGCCGAGGTGTTCTTGCTGATGTCATTGTTTGAGGGCAAGAACCAACTCGTAATGCGTAAGGTCGGGGCCAGTATCAAGGACTCAATCTACGCATCGTTCAAAGCAGCGGCAGAACATCTCGGCATTGCCGACCTGTTCCAATTCAAGGACGGTATCAAGGTAATCAAGTGCAAGGAGAACGGCGCCGAGATTAAGTTCAAGGGGCTTGATGACTCCGAGAAGATTAAAGGCTTGGAGAGTATCAAGCGCGTATTCATGGACGAATGGAACGAGTATGAGGAAAAGGACTACAAGCAGATGAAGCTCCGTCTGCGCGGCATGAAAGGCCAGCAGCTCGTGTTCGCTTTCAACCCAATCAAAGAAACGCACTGGATTAAAAAGAACGTATTTGACAAAGAGGAGTGGCACGATGTTCCGATGGAGGTAGAGTTGGCCGGAGTCAAGATTCCCTCACAGCTTACCGAGGTGAAGTCCTACCGCATGAACGCGCCAAAAACGATGATGCACAAGCGCACCGGCGAAATCATAGAACACCCATCCGACATGGCCGTGCTCCAAACTACCTACCTCAATAACTTTTGGGTAGTAGGTTCGCCCGATGGAACATATGGTTATTATGACGATCAGGCAATCGCCACCTTTGAGCATGACCGAATCCACGACCCCGACTATTACAACGTGTATGCCCTGGGCGAATGGGGCGTTATACGTACAGGCTCGGAGTATTTCCACGCTTTCAATCGCGGCCGGCACTGCAAGCCGATTGAGTTTGATCCATCATTGCCTATTCACATCTCCGTCGATAACAACCGACTCCCTTACATCTCTTACACCTTTTGGCAGGCAGACTACTCTAACGGCATCCAACTCCGTCAGTTTCACGAGATATGCGCCACAAGCCCGGACAACTCGGCAAAGAAGTCTGCGGTATTGGTGGCCAAATACCTCCGATCCATAGGCTATCAGGATAAAATATATCTTCACGGGGACTGCACCACGCGCAACAGCAACACCATAGATGACGAGGGTCGTAGTTTCCTTGACAAAGTAATCTCCACGCTCACCGAGATGGGATTTGAGGTTGTCGATAGAGTAAGCAAGAGCAATCCCTCCGTCCCCATGTCGGGCGAGTTCATCAACGCTATCTATGAGTTTGAATTTCCCGACATCAGAATCTTCATTGATGAAAACTGCGCCACCTCCATTGAGGATTATATGTCGGTACAGAAAGACCCTAACGGAGCTATCCTCAAAACCAAAGTCAAAAATAAGATAACGATGCAGACTTATGAGGAACACGGACACCTCTCCGACACTAAGCGATATATCGTGTGCGACATCTTGAACACGCAGTTCATGGACTTTTCCAATAAACGCAAGCGTAACCTTTATGCCAAAGATAACCTCATTCAATTCTATAACCCCGGCACCGAACACACATACAATGCCGAGCTTGTCTATTGTATGCCCAATGTGGCTAACAAGTTCGTGATGGTCCACGGCAAGAAGTGCGGCGAGCTTTGGCACATTGTAGATGTGGCCTTTTTTGAGACCTCATCAACCGAGGACATCAAGCAACGCCTCAACGCTATCTCCTGCTCTCCGACCTATCTTGAAGCCGGACGGCCTTACTATCCATTCGTGCGAGAGCTCAGGAGTGAGGTTGAGTACACAATCAAGGTACTGCCGGAGGATGGGGATATTGACCGGCGCATAGCGGCTACGTCCGATTTCGTAAAGACATCAATAAAGTTCAACGATGCCAAGATGGCCGACAGCGAGGAGTATGCGGCCTTCATGACATCGCTTCTGGACTACAACAAAGACTCTCAGAACAAAGAGGCGAGTGCCGTTTTGAGTGGCTTTATAAAAGTCGCAGTAAAATTCTTTTCAAATGGCTAATTGAAACAAGTGGCGATATATCAGCGATTTAACGTTCGAAAACGCACACTCTCAAAATTGAAGAATTTGGCATTTTGAGAAACCGCTTGATTTATGGTATTACTTTGCCATCAAATCCGAACAAACATGAACCTCATCAAAAAACTACTCGCACCGGAATTGCCTGTCAAGTCGGCAAGCGCCACCTCAAAAGAGGCAATCGGCATTACCGACCGCCGCAGTGTGCAGTTCCGTCAGGAGATTGCATCGCCCTATGTTGCGAGCCGCAATTTCATGAAGTTGTTTTTAAGCGTTCCCGAGGTCTTTTTTCCCATTGATTTCATTGCTTCCAGAATTGCCAAGGCTCATTTTGAGTTGAAGCGGTCAAAAGACGACAGCGTGGTGTGGTGCAACCGGCGCATGGATAAGATATTGTCTAACCCGAACTGTCTAATGGGTTGGTCAGAGTTGATTTACACTCACTTTGCCTATAAACTTGCGACAGGCAACGGCTTTATCCGTGCTGCTATGCCGGAGTCATTACGCACACCCAGCGCGTCCATATACCGAAATTGCAATCACTTTTGGCCTATGCCCGCCCCGGCGATGAAAGCCGTGCCGAGCGATTACCGAATTCCTCTCTTTGACATCTGCGATAAGGAGGACATTATCAAGGAGTATCGCCTTGAACTTGCCAACTATGAGCGTTTGTCGATACCTACTTGGCAGATATGGCACGACCGCGACGGCATAGCCTCGCTTACCGAGACAGGCAATATGTTTCTCAAATCTCCAAGCCGTCTTTTATCGGCAATGAAGGCCATAAGCAATCTCATTGCAGTATATGAAGCCAGGAATGTAATATATGTAAAGCGTGGTGGTATCGGCTTCCTTGTATCACTCAAAAGAGATGAAACAGGCAGTACCGCGATGGAGCCAAAGGAGAAAAAGGAGATAGAGGACTACCTCGACAAGAGCTACGGCTTGGGGGTGGGACAACGGCCGATAGGCGTTACCGACGTACCCCTGTCGTTTGTCCGCACCAATCTCTCTATTTCCGAATTGCAACCTTTTGAGGAGACATTGCAAGATGCCATAACAATCGCCGGAGTCTATGGTATTCCGGATGTACTTGTACCTCGAAAGGACCACAGCACATTCAATAATCAGGCAAATGCGGAAAAAACTGCATATTGTGGCGTGATTATTCCGATGGCCCAACAGTTTTGCCGGGAGATGACATCATTCCTCGGACTTGACCGAGATGGACTGTATCTCGATTGCAATTTCAGCGATGTAGACTGCTTGCAGGTGGGATTGAAAGAAGCCGAACAAGTCAAGAAACTCATCAATGACAGATGCCGGGTACAGTTCGCCGATGGCCTAATTTCATTCAACGACTGGCGCGCTCAGATACATGAATGTCAACTTGACGTGGCCTTCTATCCATGGGCCGGCAAACTCAAATTTGAAATGTCCGACGATGAATTAGCCCTCGTCGCCAAGATACAAGGAAACATAGTTATAAACCAAAATCAACCCTCAACGGGAGAAAGCAATCATGAACGAGAAAATGAAGAGTCTGAATCTTCAGACCAAGACAAATGACGTTGATGAGAAGGGTATCGTCACGGTAGCCGTGAACGGTATAGGTATTGAGGACAGTCAGCACGACATCTCAATGCCCGGCTCATTCGACGAGACGCTGAAAAGCGACATCGGGCGTATGCGGTGGTTTCTGAACCATCGTCAGGATCTGTTGCTCGGTGTGCCGCTCGAAGGCAGAGAGGAAAACGGCAATCTCGTGATGCGTGGCCAAATCAACCTTGAAAAGCAGATAGGCCGCGACACACTTGCCGACTACAAACTGTTTGCCGAGCATGGCCGAACATTGGAACACTCAATAGGCGTGAAAGCCGTTCAGCGAGACACCGCCGACAAGCGCAAGGTGCTCAAATGGTTCATGGGTGAATACTCCACCCTCACCAACTGGGGGAGCAATCCTCAGACATTCCTCGTGAACATCAAGAGCGCCACGCCGGACCAAGTGAGAGATGCCGTCGATTTTATACGACTTGCTTTCAAAGAGCGCGGATACACAGACGAGCGACTTAAAAACTACGATATGGAACTCAATCTCTTACTTAAATCTTTGGAGGGCGGCACAATCGTAGCGTGTCCTCATTGCGGCATGCAGTTTGATTATGACGCAGAGCCGGAACATACATTCTCGCAAGAGGTGATTGATACAGCTTCCGGCGTCATGCGATGGATTACGGAGGGTATTGTGCGTCAAGAGATGCAGAAACTCACTCCCGAAATCCGAGCCGGTGTCCTCGACCTGCTTGATTCATTCAAGGGCAAATCAGAAGACCTCACCACCAAGAGCATTACAGAACTGCTCAATTATGTTCGCTGCCCTCATTGCTGTTCGCGCGTCTACCGCACCAACAACATCATGCAGGTTCCCATTGAGAAATCAACCGACGGCAACGACAAGAAGCCCGAGGATGAGGAGAAAAAACCCGCCGAAAATAAAAAGCCGGAAGACAAGAAACCGGAGGACAAGAGACCAGAGGCCGATGAAAAGCCTGAGGATAAAGAACCCGAAAAGAAAAAATCAGCCGATGACTTCTGGGCGGCTCTCAACAAATCATTCAACCAATAACCAATCATAAATTTTATGAGCAAAGTAATCACAAAATCAGATCTCGGCATCTCATTCGAAGGGATGCCCAACGAGCAGCGCATCTTCATGGAAAAGAATCTCGATGCCATGTGCGCAGTAATCAACAAGGCATTCGCCGGCCACGCAGCTCCCGAAGAGGTGGAGAAGAAGTTCAAGGAGTTTAACGAAACCCTCAAAGGCTTCAATCCCGAGCAATATGCCCAGCTCATCAAGGACAATCAAACCCTTTCGGAACAGGTGCAGAAGATGGCCGAGACCATCGAAAAGCTCCAGAAGAAAGGTCTCTCCATGACTTCCCTCACCAAGTTTGAGGAGAGCATCGACGCCATGCTCGACAGCGAGCGATTCCGAGAGTTCGCCGAAGGCCAGACGCGCAAGTCCGGCGTATTCGAAGGCTTCACGCTCAAAGACATTGTGTCTATGTCCGACAACTACGAGGGCGAACTGCTCATCACCCAGCAGCAGCCCCGCGTCGTTTCGTCTGTCAACAACAAGCGACTTCACCTCCGCGATGTCATCACAGTCCTCACCGGCGATCCCAAATATCCCAACCTTGCGTTCACTCGCGTCTATGACTTCGACCGCAACGCCCGCTATGTGACCGAGAACGGCATGCTCCCCCAGTCCTCGCTCAAACTCAAAGAGGAGAACTACACGACCAAGCGCCTCGGTACGCACATCCCCATCTCCAAGCGTATGCTCAAGAGCCGCGCTTTCATCAAGTCGTGGATTATCAACATGCTCCCCGAGGCCGTGTATATGGCCGAGGACTGGAATATGCTCTTCGGCGACGGCAACGGCGAGAACCTCGACGGCATCGCCAACACCAAGGGCGTTGAGTCCATCGAGTCTATCATCACCGGTGCTATCGTATCCGGCGCCGCAGGCTCAATCAAGAGTGTGACCCCTTACAACAACGGCAAGGACACCATCATAGAGTTCACAAACCCCGTGGACGCAATCCAGGACGGCATGATGATTACTCTCGCCAAGGCCACCGCGACCGAGCTCAACAAGGCCAATCCCATCGTAAAGATGAACGACCGCCAAGTCCTGCTCCGAGGTGTGGCTCTTACATCTGAAGAAGCCGCCCCCGGCGCAATCACATACACCGTCAACAACTCCGCGTTCCAGAGCATCGAGACTCCCAACAGCGAGGATGTAATCCGCACCGCCTTTGCCGTTATGAACATCGGCCAGTTCTATCCCAATGCGATTATCCTCAACCCCATCACCGTCAACGCTATCGAGAGCGAGAAGGATACACTCGGCCGTTCCCTCAACCTCGTCAAAGTCGGTGCCGACGGCGTGAAGCGCATCGGCGTGTTCCCTGTCATCGAGTACACCGGCATGCAGCCCGGCAAGTATCTCCTTGGCGACTTCATTAAAGGCGCCAACCTCGTCGACTACACATCGCTCTCGCTTGAATGGGCGCAAGATGTGAACACTGAGCTTAAGAACGAAGTAGTGCTCATCGCCCAGGAGGAAATCATCTTCCCTATCTCCATGCCGTGGGCATTCGCATACGGCGACCTCGCCGCGCTGAAAGCCGCTATCACCAAAACCATAACCGCCGGTGAGTAATGGACTACATTCTTTCAGGCAATCCGGAAGATGTCGCTAAAATCCTTCAGGAGAACCAAATCCGAGTGCAACGGGGGTGGGTGAAGTTCACCCCCTGCATTCGGGTTGAAACGGATAACAAATATGTGGTAATGGGTTCTGATTCAAAGGTACTCCCGGAGGCAGACTCAAAGACGACCAAACCAAAACGAACCAAGAAAACCGAATAAACATGTTGATTGACGCCACCTATTTCACGGCCGGACCTCGCCAAATCTACAATGCGACACTCGGAAGCGGTACGACAAAAGAAAATGCCGTAATTGAGCAATACATTACGGAATATCAAGAGGATTTTCTGTGTCGTGTCCTCGGGCAAAAGGCCGGCGAATCCGTGCAGAAGTATCTTTATAATCTTGACAAGGGTTTCAGAGCCGATACTGACAATGCAATCGAAACCGTCTGTGGCAAACTGCGCAAACCATTTGCCGACTATGTTTTCTTTTGCATCCTGCGTGATGCCGGCCAGACTGCAACCATCACAGGTTTGGTAAAGCTCAAAGCAGCCAACCAATATGTAGAACCAATTATGCGTCAAGTGTCCACATGGAATAGAATGGCAAATAGCCTTAAAGTTTTTTCAGAATGGGTCGACAGCGGAGAATGTCCGGTTCCGGGTGTTGTCATTGACGAAAACATGCTAAAACCAATCAACCGCTTCAATTTATGACAGTCCGACCTCGACAACCGCAAAGCCGCGACATAACCAGGATAATGGAGGATGTTGTAGCAAAAATACGTTCAGGGCTGAAAGTGGCATATATTGACTACTACGGGCTTCGGCATGAGGAAAATGAGCCTCATGTAGGATATTTATTCGGGAACACCCGGTACATTAAGTCCTATCTCGACGAAATGAGCAAAGGGATTTATGGGACAGACACCAAACTGCCTCTTGTGGCAATGTTTACTCCTGTCATTGAAGACAGGGGTAATCCCGATTTCCATGCTATTGTAAAGATTAACATCCTGATAGCCTGCAAGACCAACCGCGACTGGAGCAATGAGCAAAGGCGCGACTTTTCGTTTGCCAATGTTCTGCGGCCCATATATCAAAGGTTACTGGAAGAATTAAAGGCGGACAAACGCTTGGATTTCGGATATAAAGAGGCTATCCGGCACAGTTATTCGGAAAACTACTCCTATGGCAAATATGGGGCGTTCACCTCTACCGGGGACGAGGTGAGCGAACCCATAGATGCCATTGATATACGCAACCTCGAATTAAAAATTACACATCAAAATTGCAGAATACAATGAAAGTCAGATCTTGCAAAGGCAACGCCCTCTCTACGGGCGTCTCGGCGTGTCCTTACGACCGAGATAAAATCATCTTCGCCATTGTTGTAGCGCACGGAGTAAAACTCCCTGCCGACATAACAGGCGATACAATCGAAGAATTATGCCACGCCGACCGCCCGGAGCGTATCATGCCTATCGGTCAATTCGTGGAATACGCCAAGAACGGCGGCGAGCCTAACGTGGCCGCAGTGGGCTATGGACCCAATCAGGTAAGCGATGTAAGCGCGCTCACTGACGCTTTCACGATGGGCACGTTCAATGACGTTCTGGCGCAGTCACTCTCTCGCACCATGAACACAATCTTCGACGTGTATTTCGTTGACAAGAACAACGTCATCTATGGCATGGACGATGGCTCCGACTCGCTCGCCGGATTCCCTATGGCCTGCGTCTATCCCACAATTACTCAGTTCCCGACCTCCGGCGCCAAAGCTACGCTCCTTGTCAACTTCTGTTACCAGGACGCACGCAGGGCGTTTGAGAATACCAACTTCGAGCAACTCGATTTCAACGCCTCCTCATTCATGTATGGCCTGACTCCTGTCAAGTTCCACAAGGTGGAAGCAAACAAATACAAGATTGTCGAAGCCATCGGCGGACTTGACCGCACGGCAGAATTCGGAGATATAATCGCCAAGACTCCTACCGCGGTTCTCAAAGGCAACTCTACCGGCGTAACCTACGACGAAGATACCGAGACAATCACCATCTCTGCATCCGCGACACCTCAACTCAAATCGCCCGCCGAACTCTACAAGGCCGGCATAAAAGGCATCGAGCAGGCCGTATGAACGAGATTAGATTCGAGGGCGTGACTTTCATCAAATCCGAATGCGTAAAGATGAGCCGTGAAGATTTCATCAGTCAGCATCTTGACGTGTTCTGGACAGACCGAAAAGAAGCCACGCGGCGCAAGATGCTCGGCAAGGCCTACGACTTGATGGTGCCTCCGGTCAAGGCTGATGAGTAACTAACCAGGCGGAGTGGCGATGTTCACTCCGCCCTTTTCTTAATCCTATGGCAGATATATTCCAAGTGAGCGATATGGTAACACGAATGGTCGATGGCTTTGAGCCGGAAATCATCCAATGCCTCGGCAATAATGCTGTTATTGCCGAAGATGCAGTGCGAGAGCAGATGTATAGCGGTATCGATGGGGAAGACAAACTACTTAGCCCGACATACGATGACGACCCATTTTTTGAGGAATTGGGCCCATGGTATCATCGTAACGGCGCGTATAAGCATTGGAAACAAGAAATCACGCCTCCTGCCGCCGGTGTGATGCTGATGCTTCAACCTCGCCCCGACAACGTGCCAAACCTATTTATCAACGGCAAATTCCATAGCGAGATATTTGCCACGATGCAGGGCGATACGCTTTCTATTGGTTGCGCCCCGGACGGAGACGGGCCGGACATCGTGCGCAAATATGGAGACCAGCTCCTGCAACTCGGGCCCACGGCCATAGGATATTTCAACAACCAATATATCATTCCGCATATCCGGCGATTCTTTGCCGATTGCGGCTATAACCCCGACTGATATGAGCTGCGCATGTGAACATAAAAAGATGGGCGGCGACCTCGACCGAATCCGCCGACTCGCCAAGGCATTCGCCCAAATGGAGCAAAAGACCGTAGCCATAGTCCGGAACAGTGACGGTACATACGGTTTTTGCGTCCTTAGTGAAAAAATAATAAAACCAATCATAGAATATATATCCGAATATTGATATGGCAGACCATAAAATAACAGATTTTGTCGACCAATCAGCCATTGACGGACTAAGACGTCTTAAAGACGAGATGCAATCGGTCAAGGAAACATACATACAAACCGCATCAGAACTTGCGAGAGGTCTTAGAGTCTCTGTCGACGGTCTCGACCAATTAGACAGAATGACACGACAAGTCGCTGAGCTGCAACGACAGGCCGCTGAGGCCACACAACGTCACACTTCCGCTGTCAACGAACAAGGGCAGATTCTTGGACGGACTACGGCCGTAATTGCAGAATCCTTGCAAAGTCAAAACAGGCTCAATCGAGAGGTTCGTCAATCGAAAGTCGATTTCCAATCAGTTATGGAGGCTGTCGAGAAAGTAAACGGCACATATGAGCAGCAACTTCACAGATTAATTCAGGTCGAGGATGAGATAAAACGCAACAAGAAGGTCATCTCCGACTATCAAAAGGCGATTGCCGAAGGCAGGGACACGACCGGCGAATTAACCGGGCGCCTGATACGTCTTACTGCCGCCAACCGAGAACTCGCGCAGGGAAAAAGTAAACTTAACTCTTTGCTTAAAGCAGAGGAAAAAGAATCTATCGCCACTGCCGGCTCATACGATGAGATGTCGCAGCAACTTGAAATCCTTAAAAAACAGTATAAAGGTCTGGGGGAGGAACAACGAGAAGCTGCCGAAGGCAAAGAGCTGCTTGAAACCATAAATCAACTTGATACAGAGTTGAAGCATATGGCCGAGAATATGGGCGAGCACCAGCGCAACGTAGGCAATTATGCTATTGCCGTACACGATGGTGTCGTTTCCATAGAGAGCCTCAACACGGTTATGTCTCAACAAGCACTCACCCAGCAAGACCTCATAGACCAGACTAAAATCCTGGAAGAGGCTAAAACCATGCTTAATCGTGAGGACGCAAACTATCAATCAACGCTTGATGCCCTCAATGCTAAAATTGAAGAAAACAAGAAACGATTGATGGATGTCAGCGACATAATGGGCAAAGAGGCCACCACAGTTGCTGAGGCCGAAGCCCAGAACAAGCGACTGGCCGAGGCTATGAAACATATAGACCTAACATCCTCCGATGCTAAAAAGAAGCTGGAGGAGATGCGCGCCCAAATCGAAAGGAACAATCAGACAATAGGCGAGGCGACCGGGGCTAATGAGAAGTTCGCAGACTCCATGTTAGGTCTAATCGGTGTCAATACAAATTTCGGCTCATCACTTCAAAGCCTGAACACCGGCGATAATTTCCTCGACGGGCTGAAAACAAAAGTGGAGGCTTTTGGAAAAACTTTACTTGGCTTGCTCGCCAATCCTTGGGTGCTCACTTTTTTGGGACTATCCGGCGTAGTCGCCGGATTTAAATGGTGGTACGACTATAATAAAGGACTCATCGAGGCCTCACGACTTACGGAAAACTTCACAGGGGCGACAGGCAACGCAGCCGACAAGGTCACAGCCGACATGCAGACGCTTGCCGATAAAATGGAGAAGGGCTACGATGCGACAATCGGCGCAGCCAATACCCTTGTTCAGCAATTCGGCATTTCGTGGGATGATGCGTATAATAAGATGAAGAATGGCATAAGTGCCGGCGCCGATATGAGCGGCAATATGATTGCCAACATAGACCGGTTCGCTCCCGCTTTGCGTGATGCCGGCGTAAGCGCCGATGAATTCATGGCCATACTTGCCGAAACACGCAACGGCATTTTCAACGAGGCCGGCATTCAGAACATTGTCAAGGCCGGAACTCGACTGCGTTCCATGACAAAACAGACCGAGGAATCACTCGACGCCGTGGGAATATCTGCCAAACAAATGCAAAAGGATTTGGAGGATGGAAATATATCCATGCTGGATGCAGTAAAGCAAGTGGCAGGCAAATTGAAAGAGCTTCCAGAAAACTCTCAGGAAGCCGGCCAAATCATGAAGAATGTATTTGGCCGCACAGCCGCCGAAGGTGGTACGCTGCTGATTCAATCTATCGCCGACATCAATACTAATCTCGACAAGGCAAAGGAAAACATGGGCGAACTCGGCAGGGTCAATGAGGAGCAGATGAACGCCCAACGCGAACTTAACGAACTGCTGATGTCGGTATTCAAAGCATCCGGCACTTCATTCGAGACAATGACAATACAGGCCAAAACCTTCGTTGCCCAAGGCTTAACCGTCATTATAAAAGGATGCGTAGATATTGTCAATTGGTTAATACGCATGTACAACAATTCCATGCTGTTTCGTGGCGCCTGCAACGCTATCTCAAATTCATTCAAAATTATATGGGAGATCGCCAAATTCGCTTTCAATCAAATAATCGACTCTTTCAAATCTGCGGGTGAAATGATAGAAGGCATATTCACTCTCGACTGGGATAAAGTTAAAGCCGGATGGGAAAATGGCGTCAAGGCTTTCAGCGGAAATATCGAGTCCTTATATAGCAATCTTGCAAAGAATGCCGCTGACGCTTGGAATAACACACTCAACGACCAAATGCAAGAGGTATCTGCTAATTTCGATGACAATCTTGATAACAATAATATTTTAAAAGAAGATAATGCAGACGGAGATAATCCCGATATTAATGGTGGTCCTAAAAACACGACAGACAAAGATGCGGAGACACGTGCCAAGGAAGAACTCAAACTGATTCAGGAACTCGAATATGCCAAAATTGAGGCCATGGCAGAGGGTCATGAAAAAGACCTTGCCCTTATCCGGCAGAAATACAAAAGGAAACTTGATGAAATCAAGGGTACTGGCGATACAGAACGGGCCCTTCGTATCCAGTTGGCGACACAATGCGAGAAGGAGATTGCCAACTGCGAGATGAAATATCAGACCGAACTCGCAAAAATCAATCTCGCCAACCGCCTCGCATCTGTCAAAGAAGGTTCTAAGGAAGAACTTGACTTAAAACTCGCACAATTGGAAGCCGGCCGAGCCGTAGAGATTGAGGCCGCAGAAAAGACCGGTGCCGATGTCAGCCTTATCAATGCAAAGTTTGACAAGCAGCGCGCTGAGATGCTTGAAGATTATGCCCATAAACAGATTGAAAAAGCACAACAAACCTATGCCTCCGAAGCTGCCATTGCCGACAATGCCTACAATCAACAAATCAATAAACTCAATGCCAAATATGCCGAGGAACTGAAAGCCGCCGGCAACAATATGGCACTGCGTGAGGCAATAACTGAAAAGCACGAGAAGGAGGTGGCCAAACTTACCGAAGCCTACGCCCAGCAACGAGCTCAGGCTTCCGTTGAATCATTGGAACAGCTCCTCAATACCGAAAACCTGTCGGCTGATGAACGGCTTCAACTCGAAGACCAGCTCGCCAAGGCGAAGATTGAGGCAGAGAAAGCCGTCACAGATGCCGTTATTGCAGAGAATCAACGTCAGGTCGATGCCGACAACGAGGCATTTCAAAAGCGCATGGAGAACGTGCAAAAGTGGCTTCAAGTGGCTTCGGACGGACTCAACGCAATCAACGACCTTGCCTCTACTATCTTTGATGCCAAGATAGAGCGCATAGAGGCCGAGCAGGAGGCCAATACGGAAGCCGGTGAAGCCGAGCAGGAACGTATAACCGAACTCGTCGAGAAGAACGTCATCACCGAGGAGGAGGGAGAGGCACGCAAACGTGCGGCAGAGGAACGTACAGCCAAGAAGAATGAAGAACTTGAAAAGAAGAAGCAACAGCTCAAATACAAGCAGGCCGTTTGGGATAAGGCGAACCAACTCGCCCAGGCAGGTATAAATACAGCTATGTCTATCACGCAGACGGCAGCACAACTTGGAATCCCTGCCGCAATTCCTTTCATCGCCATTGCAGGGGCTATGGGGGCAATTCAGATAGCTACAATCCTTGCCACTCCCATTCCCAAGTATGCCAAAGGAACGAAGGACCACCCCGGAGGCTTGGCTATCGTCGGCGATGGTGGCCGGCAAGAGATTGTGTCCTACGGAGGCAATATGTTCCTAACTCCCGACACGCCAACACTCATTGATATGCCAAAGGGCGCAGAAGTATTCCCGGACGCCGACAAGCTGCTTGCCTCCAATGCCGATCTCGCCGGTGCTATGCGGCATATTGGCGATAGTCCGAAGGTTGTAGTCAACAACGACTATACCGACTTGAAGCGTGAAGTCGTTGCTCTTGGCAACCTCATCAAGATGCAGACCAAGATGCAGCGCAGGAGCGCAAGCCAAATCAACTACGAACAATTCAAAATCGGTCAGCAATTATGATTACATCACTCTCAAAACTCACCATGCACCAATATATCGAGCTGGTGTGCGGTGATGTGTCGGTGCTCAAAGGAAGTGCCGAGGTCGTTTCTCCTGTCAAGTTGGAAAAGACTCGCAAGCAGCTCGTCTACGAATACTCGAAGCTCTCCGACAATGCCGGCTCAAAGATATTCATCAATGACCACGTTTGGCGAGTGAGAGCCAAAGCGGAGCTCACGATGTTCCAATGCCTCAACAATGCGCTCCTGCTTGGTGCGTTTGATGATGTCCGCGCCGTCCTCAAAGAATACGGTATCGCCCGTAAGATGGATGACAAGCAGTTGGCCGATGAGGTCAAGTCGCAACTCAATCGGGCAAGAGCCAATCTCAAACGCAGCAAGGAAAATCCCGGCAAGGACAACGAGAAACAGCCCACGCCGGACGAAATCCGCACCCACTTTGACCGGCAGGCGGCATCGCTGATGACCTACTTCAAATTCCAGATTGACTTGGATAGAATCTCCGCATCGCAATTCGCCTGCCTTGTGGACCAGGCATACAGACAAATCAATGCGCAGATGGCCGCTTTGAGCAAAAAATGAAAATTATCACAAAAAAAATCATAAAAAATTTGGAGAAAAGCAACAAAATCGCTACCTTTGTGTTGTTCAATTAAAGCACCTTGAAATTATGAAAGTATCTGAATTATGGAGATTGCTCCAATCGGCAGGATGTTACATCCACCGACGAGGTAGCAATCATGACATTTGGAAGAGTCCAATCACGGGCAAAACCTTTCCGGTGTCACGACACAAGACAGAGGAATTGAAGCCTAAAACACTGGCTACAATCAAAGAAAAGGCCGGGATATAAATCCCGCCTTTTCCCTCTCTCCTAAATATCGGATGCAATTATAATGGATGGTGCTTTAATTTTGATTATACAAAAAAAATGTAATGCTAAATATGATGAAGTTAACAGCCACTATTGAACGCAATGACAATAATTACTATCAGATTTCATCTGAAGATGAGTTGATGGGGCATTGCTTTGGAGGCTACGGCTATTCCGTGGCCGAGGCAAAAGATGACTTTTTCAAGAGTATTGAAGAAGCAAAAGAGATGATTGCCGAGGATGGCCTGGTTATTCCGAAAGAAGCTCAAAATATTGAGGTAGAATTCCGTTATGACATTCCCTCATTCTTTAACTTTTTTGAGTGGATAAATATCAGTGCGTTTGCCAAGCAAGCCGGTATTAATGAGTCAAAAATGAGAGCATACAAAGCCGGCGTTGCTACAGCATCTGAAAAGACTCTCGCTAAAATGCAAGCCGCAGTTAAACGAATGAGCGCAAGTATGGCGGCGGCTTTATTCTAATCTTGACTGAGATATAACATAATATATCAACGTGCTTTTTAATTGAACCGGACGCGTCCTTCACGGGGCGCGTCTTTTTTATATCTATACCGCACTTTATAGAGGGTTGTTAGTAATGCTCATAAAACTCAAAAACATTGGATTATGAGCAAGAAAAACAACAGTCTCTTACAGATATCTGCAAGAATTGGGCGAGTTGAACGCAAATGCAATCGCCTCATAGCCGAAGTATCAGCACTCCGTAAGGCCCTTACGCCGCAACCCTCCGAGATAGACGCAATAATCGGTCACCTCCACCGAACAGCCATCGCCCTGCGAGAACAAAGCCGCAGTCAACGGCACTATTACTCACGAATCGCACGAGAGGATTAGTCTATGCTGTTCGATGATGTTGTAGTCGGGCATATCGGATGGATTGCCCGTGTTGCCTTCCGTTTCTGCAAGAACAATGCTGATGCAGATGATCTCGCACAAGAGACGCTTTTCAGAATATACGCCAACAGCGAAAAATTCAATAACGCCCGCGATTTCAAGCCGTGGGCGTTAACTATTATGACCAATATCGTAAAGACTCAGCACGCCAGGAAAAAGAATATACCATTTATTAGTATTGATAATGACTTCGATGCCCAATCCGGCGTTAGTTCCGAAAGCCTTGCTAACTACAATGACGTATGGAATGCCATACACCGAAGCGCAAGAGTTTCGATAGGCGTTCAATGCGTAATTTTGTATGCAGAGGGGTATTCATATGATGAAAATGTTAAGGTGGTGAAATGGTGGCGCGACAATTTGCATAACTCGTTAATAATCACTAACTTTACAATATCAAATAAAACATAAGTCAAACCAAATAAACATCAATACGATGAACTCAAAGTCAAATTTCCGAGTAAGAGTGATGAAATATGCCTGGCAGCTCTGGCGCGCCACCAAGCTGACTTGGCGCATCTGCATGATTAAAGCGTGGGAGCTTTACCGTCTTGCAAAAATGATGCGCAATGGCTCGGTGTCTTTCTTCTATCAGAAAGCCGACGGCTCAATCCGCAAGGCCACTGGCACACTCCGCAACCTCCCTGCCGGTGCAACCCTCAACGGTAAAAAGATGACCAAGCCGTCATTCAAGACTTTTGCCTACTTCGATGTAGAAAAGAACGCCTTGCGTTGCTTCAAAATCGAAAACCTCATCTGCATCGCAGCCTAACCGATTACTCGGCAAGAGAGGCCATCAGTTTAACCGCTGGTGGCCTCTCTTGCAAATTTATTCAAACGCCGTGTATTCGATAAAGTTGCGGACATTCAGCGAGTTAAGGCCGATTTTGGGATTATTTGAAAATCAGAGATTTTGCAATTTCGCGTAACCGCATGATTTATGAGTTTACTTTGTGCCAAAACCATTCCCCGGCACAATGAAAACAAAGTTTATACTCACAATCAACGGCAAGGAGAACGAGCTGACATCCGATTGCATCGCTAATTGGGATGAGGTGATGTGTACCTACAAGCGCACCGATTTCAGCGGCGTGGTAAGGTCTATATCATCTAAATTCCAATTCACTAAATATGCCTATGAGATGTTGCTTTCGGCCTATCTCCAAGACGCAGTGAGAACATCCGCATCGGTGTCGATATACGTCTTGAATGATGACTGGTCCTGGAATAAAGTGTTTGAGTCGGCATTGAACTTCTCAACCGTCACATGGGACAATTACACATTCAACATAAACTGCATTGACGACAGCCTCGCTTCGCTCATCAAGGCACGCAAGGGCACCAAGTATGAGTTTGAAATTGGCAAGGATATTGAGGTCGGCGGAATCCTTAACTACGACCGCATCACAATGCAGAACTCCTGCGCCCACGAGATAATGGGAGAGGATAATGCGAGCAACGGAGCGGTGTTGATTAAAAATGCAGATTCATCAACTCGTTTGCCGGTTTATTCGTTACATTCCGAAACCTTTGAAGACTCTCCAATCCTTTACGAAGACCAAACGACAGATAAGGGTTCCGCTTTTATTACGACTGTACGTGCCGCCTCGAACATGAAAATGAGGATTGAGATTTGGGCAAATAATCCCGGAGAAAGAACAAGTTATGCCGAGTTGGTAAATATACATCTTATACAATTTACTGGGGATGATCTAAATACGACAGACCTCGGGACGGTATTCTCTTATTCTGCTCAAAAACATACATTAAGCACTCATTCCAGCACATATGGAATATGTGATAGGACTTGTGTTGGCACATTCAAGTCACTTGAAGAGTTACAAAGGGCTTATCCGAATCCGCCTCAGAATGTATGGGCAAAAATATCAAAAAGTTCATCATTAGACGATGTAGAGGCAGTCTATTTCACTCCTGTTTCCAATAAAGAAGAATTGGTGCAATGGGAATTAGGAAGGCTTGTGAAGAATTCGGTGTATCGAGGCGGCAAAATTGTGCGTGTGGCTTGTGAAACGAAAAAACATATTATGGAGTTAGACTTTACCGCCCTTGGGAGTGGCGCTAAGTTTGCGCTGTTATATACTGCAAAAATACACAGCAATGACCATAGGACTCCATTCTTCCCTATTTACTCTAAAATAACCACACATTGGGAAAGCAAAGCTAAAGCCATCGATATTCAAGCAATAAAGCCGATTACGTTGTTCTTATCTTTAATTGAACGAATAACAGATAGCAAATTTAATATTTTACCTCATTTCAGCGATTTAGATTCCCGACTTGACAAGACATATCTTCTTGCCGCTGAAAGCGTCCGCAACATACCGGGTGCAAAAATCTACACATCATTCAATGCCTTTTGTGATTGGATGGAGACTGTATTTGGTTATGTCTATACACTCGGAGAGCCAATACCGGCTCAATATAATGGCATCATGCCTATTGGCGGCATTGATGAAGATTGGGCCTTTGATGTTGGTGATATTCATGGCCGGGTTGTTGATGAGTATTGTCCTCACGAACATTACATTGAGGAACCGTTTTTCATTCGCTCTCATAACTGCTTCTGCGTGTGGGACAATCACGAGACTGGCAATATGTACACTCAATGGAAATACTCATACAAGTACAATGATGAAAACAGCAATGCCCGCAAGGACCTCATCTTTGATGATGGCCGTAAATACTACATTATGGATGAAAATGATGATTTGGTAGAGTTTGTTGGTGATGCCAAAGCCTCATCTCGCATAACTCAACCTATCAGTTTCGTTCATCGTAGCGAACTGTTCCAAAATCAAGACCAGGAATTGATTTTCTACGATGCAAAAGAGCCTCAAAACAAAGTCAATAACTCGATACTCTATTCTGTCATAGAGATCGGCTATGAGAAGCAAGACTATGAAACTCAATGTGGCAGAGACGAATGGAACTTTATGAATTACTATAATACCGGCATTGATGTAATAGAGAAAAAGCTAACACTACAAAGTAAATACAGAGCGGACTGCTATGGGTTTGAATTTTTGGCTCAAAAAAGGAATCAAGATTCTACCGACAACGAATCTGATGACGGCATTTTCTTTGCATTATGCAACGAAGTCGAAGATGTGATTGAAAATCAAGACGACCCCGACAGCCGAGGCGATGGTTCCGATTCCATCAGCGGAGTTTCTACTCACCTTGAATTAGCACGGAGCTGTAATATCCAAGGCGCGTTAACCGACACTGTATTCAATGGCGAATTCAGCCCTTATTATTGCGTCAAGGCCAACGAGGGTTACATCTCGGCTATGGCACCCAATGTAGTGCTTCAATTCGCTTCAAGTGACGGCAATTCAAAAATTGTCATTGATGGTGTAAAGACCACAGCAAACATTCCACTTGGCGAAAGACTGTTCAGTGAGGTTGAGTTAAGTTTCGTCGGCATGGATTTTGACAAAACAGTCGATTTCAGCAAACTTGTCAAGGTTGTCAACAACGGGCTCATCTACTCCGGCTTTTTGAAGGAAACAGAGTTCTGCTATCCCAAGCCCCAGGAAGTTAAATACACCCTAATTGTTAAAGACATCGAGCCGATATGATAATAAGCCCATTCACACCTCTATTCTTTGAGGACTTCAGTAGCGACGGCATAGAGAGCAGGTACATTCAAGTGTTTGCTTCCTCTGATCAAATACTTTTGGAGTGCCTTTGCGCGCCCGGTGAATCATTCTCGGGCTTTGCCGTAATCGGCACGACCGATGACGGGCAAAGCCAATACAGTCAACTCTCACACAACTCTTGGACGATGGCCGACGGATGCGTTCTTTGGTTTACAGTCATATCGGGATTAGTCCCCGGAATCTACCAAGTCCTCAATACGGGCAAGGGCATCACAAGCCATCTCTTCCGCGTTACAAACGACCCTGCCGAACTTGCTAAAACTACCCTCATTCAATATTCAATGAAGGACAATAGGCAACGTCAAGATGCAGTGTTCATCATCGACGGCATGAGATATTTCTTTGATTTTCGTGTGCCGGGAGGGTTCAAGGACAGCGGTTGGACTTTCGCCGTTGAGAATGAACAGTTCATCACCCCCGATGCTGATCCGGTCGAACTCTTTGCGCTGGAATCCACTCAAAAGAAATTCACTATGGGTAGTCAAGAAGGGGTGCCCGTGCACTTCGCTGAAATGCTCAATCGACTGCTCACCTGCTCATATGTCTATTTCGATGGCGTAAGATACGCGCGTAAAGACTCTGCTGTCCCTGAGATGAACGTGCAGATTGAGGGCCTTGACTCTTTTGTCTTTACACAATTACTGCAAAAGGTCAACAACCTTAATCCTACAATTGAAACATCAAATCATCTTATTATGCGTCGTGTCAATGAAACATCTTATCGCTCTACAAGCGGAACAGACAACCGAATAATTAAATAAACCAATGACAGAATCTGAAAAACAATTCATAATTGATGCGGTGCTTTCTTCACTTCGCACCAACTCTCGAACGATAGAGCAACTAACGCCTGTCGCGTCAATGAATGATGATGATAAAATCGAGATACATGGAGGGCGAAATGTATGCTGGTCTGTAATAGTTAAAGCCTTGGAATCTCATTATTCCGATATTGTTTCAGATTTTCAGATTGCCAATGAAAATGCAATTTACAATGAACGGCAACGTGCCGAGGCAGCCGAGAATGAAATCGCGGCCTCTGTCGAAGCTGAACGTGAGCGCGCCAAGATAGCGGAAACCGCTATTGAAGCATCAGTGTCCGCAGAAAAAGCACGCGCCGAAGCTGCGGAGGCGGCACTGTCGGATGCTGTGGCGGCTGTCGGGATAAAAGTGTTTGCGCGGAGTTTTGAGTCGGTAGATGACGACTACATGATTCAATATCTCGAGGACAGCCGCAACGACGGGTCGGTGTACTATATTGAGGATGAGGATGCTTTTTATCGACAGGCCAATGGCGACATTGAGATTGCACAGGACTATATGGCCGGCATCAGGCCACGCCGAGTGTTTTACCGAAGCACGGACGATAATCTGCTTTACCGTCACGACGGGCAGGGCCTTGTGCTTATTGCCGACGAGAAGATGCTTGCGGCTATTCAAAAGTCCATACAGGCTGAGAGGGAAAAGCGACAGGACGGCGACCAGGCTTTGAAGA